TGGTGGTACTGGTCTTTATTATGCTTCAAGTAATATTGTATTTCTTTCAAAAAGAAAAGAAAAAGAAGGTACAGAAGTAATAGGTAATATTATTCATTGCAAAAATCATAAGTCTAGATTGACAGTAGAAAATAAAATGGTTGATGCATTAGTGACTTATAATAAAGGATTAGATCGTTGGCATGGTATGTTAGAACTTGCTGAAGAAGCTGGTATTTTTACTAAAGTGTCAACAAGATTTGAGCTTCCAGATGGTACAAAATTATTTGGTAAGGCGATCATGCAAGATCCTGAAAAATATTTTACTGAAGAAATAATGTTAAAAATCGACAAATATTGTCAGGAGAAATTTCTATATGGAACAACAAAAGACAATGAAGAAGTGGTACACGATGGTGAAGAATCCTCAGAATGAAGAGGATGACCAATTCGCTTTTGCTATCACTAAAGGTAAATTTAAAGATGTAGTTTATAAGTATAATCGATTTGGATTAATAGAACCAGATGCAGAACAAGAAGAGTTGAAATATCGGTTCGAATATGATATACTTGAAATACCTGGAGAAATCAGAGATAAGAAATATTCTGATACTGAGGGTGTAGAATTTGAAAAATTAATAGGCGACATTTTAATAGAAGTAATTCAAGAAAACATAGATTTAAATACAAACGAAGATGACGAGGATAGAGGACACGATACTGAAGAATCTGATATTCAATGATGAATATACCAGAAAATCTCTTCCATATTTAAAAAAAGAATATTTTACAGATCATAATGATAAATTTCTTTTTGAAGAAATAGAAAATTATGTGAATAGTTTTAATGTTCTTCCTACCAAAGAAGCCCTAATTATAGAAGTTGGAAATAATTCGAAACTTACTGAAGATCAATTTACTGATGTTTCTAAAAAAGTTACAGAATATTTCGATAATAAAGAAGATACAGAAACAGATTGGTTACTTGAAACTACTGAAAGATTTTGTCAAGATAAAGCAATTTATAATGCAGTACTTGAATCGATAGGTATTATTGATGATCAAAAAGAAACACAAAAAGATAAAGGAGCTATACCAGAAATTTTATCTGATGCTCTTTCTGTTTCTTTTGATCCTAACATAGGTCACGATTACATTGAAGATTCGAATGAACGGTTCGAATTTTATCACAAAGTTGAAGAAAAGATACCTTTTGATTTAGATTATTTTAATAAAATAACTAAGGGCGGTTTATCCAAAAAAACTTTGAATGTCACTCTTGCTGGTGTAGGTGTTGGAAAGTCATTATTCATGTGTCATCATGCGGCTTCTGCAATTGCTCAAGGATTAAATGTTTTATATATTACTCTTGAAATGGCTGAAGAAAAGATTGCAGAAAGAATTGATGCAAATTTAATGAATATTACGATAGATGATTTACATGATATACCTAAAGATATGTTTGATAAAAAAATAAAAAAAGTTAAAAAATCAACATCAGGTAGATTGATTGTTAAAGAATATCCCCCCGCTTCTGCGAATGTAAATCATTTTAGAAATTTATTGAATGAATTAAAATTAAAAAGAAAATTTGTACCTGAAATTATATTCATAGATTACTTAAATATTATGGCTTCATCCAGATTGAAGTATGGTAATACTGTAAATTCTTATAATTATATTAAATCTATTGCGGAAGAAGTACGTGGTCTTGCAGTTGAAAACAATCTTCCTATTTGTTCTGCTACACAAACAACTAGATCAGGATTTACAGATACAGATTTTGGACTTGAAGATACTTCTGAATCATTTGGATTGCCAGCAACTGCAGATTTTATGTTTGCTTTAATTAGTACAGAAGAATTAGAAGAACTTGATCAAATTTTAATTAAACAATTGAAAAATCGTTATAGTGATCCTGGTAAAAATAAAAGATTTGTAATTGGAATTGATAGAGCAAAAATGAAATTATATGATCTTGAAGAAACTGCACAAGATGATTTAGTTACGAGGTCTACACAAAAGAAAAAGCCAAGATTCAGCAAAAAAGATAAAGATGATGATCCAGTATTTGATGTTGGAACAAATAATAGAATGAAAAGAAAGAAAGATTTCTCGGAATTTTCCTTTAATTAGCTTGACATAATTTCTCATTTTGATATAATAATAGTGTATTGGTTGAGTTAGAAGCTCTTTTTGTTAATCTCAAATAAATGAGGTGATATGTATAAGTATATTATGATAATTACAGTTGCATTAACAATATTTTCGGGCTGTGCCCCAAAAAATTATGCTGTAGCTGGTAGTAATAAAATAGGATTACCATTTGGTACTGTTCTTACAGTTGGTGGTAAAAAAATGATTGTAGTCAGTCAAGAAACTCAAGAAGTAAGATTAAAACCTTATATAGTAGAAAAAACATCTGTATCTATGACAGGTGTTAAAGCAGAAGAACCCAAAGGCAATATAGTAAAACCAGAGTGGGACAGTAAAAAAGTTGTTACAGAAGGAGTAAAAACTGTTCAAGAATGTCAAGATCCACGAGGATGTCCTCAGGATGTTGCAACTGGTGAATGTCTTGAAGGGTGTTCTGAACAAAAAGTAAAAGTTGAAATGACAGAAACAATTGTTACTCCAGCAATGCAAGTAGAAGTGACTAAACCAGTTTCAGATACACTTGATCCTGAGTTAGTTCTTGAAGTATTCTTTAAATTCGAACCAACCATAGGTACCCCTAAATCTCTAAAAGGAATGTGGGCGAATTACTATGGTAAACCCGAATGGTTATGTGTAATGATAAATTTTTCAGGAACTACACGAACTAAAGTATTATTAACAAAACTTCTCCATTCCAACCCCAAATTTCTCAAAATGTGCAATACGGCATTTCCCCGCAATGACAATTTCTGGAATCACCTTCCAAAGTCAAAATTCTACAATTAAACAATCCTCAATTAGATAATATAATAAATAGTTAGTGACTATTTATGTTTATATTACAGTACTTAGAGGAAAATGATCGATTTTAAAGATTTTTTGCTAGAATCTCAGGGTGCTAACAAGCACCTTGAGCATATAGAAGATGAAGTTTTAAATGGTGGTTTCGATGGTGTGAAAAAGGCAATCACCTATTTAAGTTCATTAGGATCAACTTTAAAGGGTTCTTCTTCTAAAAAAATTACAATAACGACCAAATGGGATGGAGCGCCAGCAATTGTAGCTGGAATAGATCCTGAGACTAAAAAGTTTTTTGTAGCAACTAAACATGGAGCATTTGCTAAAGAACCTAAATTAAATTTTTCAGATGAAGATATTGAAAATAATCATGAAGCAACAGGATTGCAAGATGTATTAAAAGATTCATTAAAATATCTTAAAGATATTGGAATGGATGGTGTTTATCAAGGAGATTTATTATATAGTCCACAGAAATCTAAAACACTACAGAATATAGATGGTGAATCGCATGTTGTTTTTACTCCAAATACTATAACATATGCGATTAAATTAAGAAGTGACTTGGGTAGAAAAATAACTGCTTCAAAATTGGGCATTGTTTGGCATACAAAATATGTCGGTGAAAAAGTAAATCAGATGGATGCTACATTTGATGTAAATGTTGATAATTTTAAACAAACATCAGATGTATGGTTTAAAGATGCTGAATATGAAAAAATGGATGGAATAGCATCTTTTACTAAAGAGGAAACTGAAAAATATTTTAATGTACTTTCGATGGCAGGTAGAGTATTTAGAACTCTTAATAAAAAACTGTTAGACGGTATTAAAGATGATAAATACTTAAATACACAGATTAAAGCATTTGCTAATTTTAAAATAAGACAAGGTATGCCCATTGGAAATGTTAATAGTCATGTTATTGGTTTGATTAGATATTTACAAAATAAGTTAGATAAAGAGGTTGATAAATTAAAATCAGTAAGAGGTAAAGAAAATAGGCGTAAAAAAAATGAAGATATTTTAAAATTTTTTACTGGGAATAAGACTGCTTTGAAAAATATGTTTCAAATGCAAAATATTCTTATAGCCGCTAAAATGATAGTAATTAAGAAATTACAAGATATTCAGCCTTTGACAAAAACGTTTATACAAACCGATAAAGGTTTTGAAATTACAAATCCAGAAGGATTTGTTGCAGTTACATTAGATGATGGAGCGGTAAAATTAGTAGATAGACTAGAGTTTTCTAGACAAAATTTTTTAGCACCAAAAACATTTGGGAGTCGTTAATGCAAGTAGCAGAACAGGGTCTTTTAGACAGATTAGGCGAATCTTATATGAATATAGCATTGTCAGAAGATGTCGATGCACGATTAAAAAGATTAGCAAGAGAAGGATTAATCGGTAAACAAGAATATGCATTGTTTCTTAAAACAATGAAAGATTTGGAAGATGATAAAAAACCAAATCCAAAACAAAGAATGCTGATTATAAGAATTTTTGATAAAATGCTTGCTCTCATTATGGGCGATAAAGTTGTATATCAAAAAATATTACAAACTGTTAAAAAAGGCAAAAAAGATAAAGCAAAAGTAGCAGAAGAAGCCTTTAGAGATACACACACCACAGTTGTTCATGGTGGAACAGAATTTTATGTTAATGCTGAGAACAAATTAGTGGAAATGCCATCTTCATTTGAATAAATAATTCTATGAAGATTTATAAACATTTTTTAACAGAAACAAAGCAAGAAAAAACAGCAGTTGTGACTTTTGGGAGAATGAATCCTCCTTCAATAGGTCATGTTAAACTTGCAAAAAAGATTGGAGCAGAGGCTAGAAAACATAAAGCAGAGCCTTTTATTTTTCTGTCCCCTACTCAGAATGCTAAAAAGGATCCTTTAGGTCCAGATAGAAAAGTTGTTTATGTTGAAAAAACAATAGGTCAAAATATCAATATAGATATTAAACCTACAGTTTTTGAAGCACTATCTGATTTATATTCTAATGGATTTAAAAAACTTGTATTTGTAGTTGGTAGTGATAGATTAGCTAAATTTTCAAAATGGATATCAGAATATAATGGAAAAGAGAAAAGACATGGATTTTATGATTTTATAGATATCGATTTTGTAAGTTCAGGAGATCGTGATCCTGATGCTGAAGGTGTTGCTGGAATGTCTGCATCGAAATTAAGAGAATTTGCAGTTTCTGGAGATTTTGACAGTTTTAAAAAGGGAACGAAATTATCTGTTAAAGATACAAAGTCTATGTATAACGAAATTAGGAAGGCAATGAAAATTGACACTATAAAAGAAGCGGCTCTTAGACCTGGAACTAAAGTAAAAGTTGCTCATCCAGCAAAAGGTAAGGGAATGGTTACAGGAAAAGTAGTTCGCTATGATGATCAAGGGCCTCATTCTCCTTTTTACGTTGTTGCTATTCCAGGATTAGCAAGATCAGAAAAAGTGCCCGCACATAAAATTAAAGAAGGAGCAGAATATCCCAAAACTCCTGAGGCAAAGAAAGCACATTTAGCTAAAATAATGAAAAAAGTGAAAGATACCGAAGCAAAAAGAGCAAAAGCGGGTTATAAAATAATAGATAGAACTCCTGATTGGATGTTTTCTAAAGAAGAAGTTGAAGTAGATGAAATGAGTGCAGTACAAAAAACTGCTCTTAATATTCATAATCAAAGAGTTAAGTTGGGTATTGTTAAACCTGGTACTAAAAAGATCAAGAAGAAAGAAAGTGGAGTACAGAAAGCGGCTAGGGCTTCAGGAATGTCTAATAGAGAAAGATCCTTTTTGTACAATGATAATCATTTGGAAGATATTGAAATAGATGAAATGTCTAAAAAATTACTTTATAGAGCCGCATCAAAAGCAGAAGTACAAGGAAGAGAACCTGAAAGTCCAGGTTCAGACACAGGTTTTGGTAAGAGAGATCCCGCAATAAGATTGAAACGAAGAAAACAAGCTGTTAAATTTGTTAAAGGAATATCTAAAGCATCAGAAGAAGTTGTAGTAGACGAAGCAAAAATAGAAAAACAACCTGATGATCATCTTAAAGCAAAGATGAAGCAATTGCGTACTAGCGGAAAAACTGATATGCCTTCTTTACAATTTATGATTAAACGTATTGGTAAAGAGATGAAGAAAAGGGGACTAGAAGAAAAAGCGCCTCCAGGAAGAGAAAAGCAAGTAAAAGCATTAAAGAAAAAAGTAGGTACAGAAAAAGCATATGCATTTGCTTGGGCGCAACATAATAAACATGGATTGCCCGAAGAAGCAGATCGAAAAAGACTCCCGACAAGGAAACAAATTAAGAAACATTGGGCTAATACTCAAATAAAAAGAAAAAAAGAAATGATGAAGTCCAGTCATCCAGGATATGATGAATCTGTTATAATAGACAATTTAAAATTAAAAGCTGAACAGTCTGGTATTCCATTTAAAATTTTACAAAAAGTATATACTCGTGGAATTAGTGCATGGAATACAGGACATAGACCAGGAACTACTCCCCAACAATGGGCAGAGTCAAGAGTTAATTCATTTTTGACTGGTGGTAAAACTAGATTAATCGCAGATCAAGATTTATGGATTCAAGTTAACTCTGTGCATAGAACAAAGGAAGAAATGGATACAAATCATGCATTCAAAAAATGGTTAGCCTTTAGTGAAGCAGATGTAGTTGTAGACACTCCTCAAGGCAGATATGTAAAAAAAGGATCTGTTGCTTCAGAAAAAATGAGAGCAAAAAGGGCTTTCCGAGACCAGAAAGATAAAAAACAAGTAAGTACTAGGGTAGCTAACCCTATAGAAAGAAAATATCTTCAACGTAAAGATGAGGGATAAACATGGATTTTAAAACGCTTCACGAAGATTGGAAAACTTTATCACCAGGTCCTTTTACAGAACCTGAAGATGAAGCAATATATCAAGAATTTTTAAAAATAAAAGAGCAAGGTGATGTACATCATCATCATTATGCTAAAGGTGATAATCCTGATGATAAAAAGAAACGAGAGAAAGATGCTAAAGCTAAAGCAAAAGAAGGCGAAGCAAAAGCAGATAAACCAGACAGTAATGGTGAAGCAAAACCAAAAGAAGGTGAAGCGAAAGCAAATGATAACGGTGAAGAAAAACCAAAATTAGATCCTGTTGGAAAAGAAGATGGGGATATTGATAATGATGGAGATAAAGATAAATCTGATAAGTATCTAGCGAAAAAAAGAAAAGCAATTGGTAAATCTATTAAAGCACAGAAAAAAACGAAAAACGAAAAACCTATAAAATTATCAGGCGAAAAAGAAAAAGTTAAACTTCATAAGGGAGTTGAAGAAGCAAGTACATATAGAGATAGTAAAAAAGCAGAGGATAATAAAAAGGTCAAGAAATTTGCTTTTGGAAAGAAAAAAGAAAGAAGAATTGCTGGTCAATATCATTCAGGATATAGTAAAGAAGAAACAGAACTTGGAGAGGGTCACGAAAAAGAAATTGCTAATTTTATGGACAAAGCATTTCAAGGAGTAGACTATCATTTTAAACAAGGCGCACTTCATGTAGCAAAAGGATTTAGAGGAAAAGTTGCACGAAGAATGGCGGGGGAAGGAATTAAACCTCCTATAAAAGGTATAAAAGAAGAAGCCGAACTTAAAGAAGCAGAATATGTAAAACCAGTTTTCTCGGGTAAAGAAAAAGCAAATATAAAGAGAACACTCGGATTTTCATTTGCAGACAAGGTTAAAAAATATAATAAAAAATTACAAAAAACAAAAGATTCTATTAACAAATATAAAACAGAAGATACTGAAATTGAAGAAAGAGCATTGTCTGGTAAAGAAGTTGCTCAAAGAATGCTAAATTATAAAGGTAGAGGTGGTCATAATTATTTAAAAGGATTTGCAAAAGATGTTGCAAAA